AAGCAAAACACGAATAACAAAAGTAAGCATAACGGAAGCCTACCAACTAAAAGACGAATACCAACCCGAAATATTAGAAGCGAAGAAACGTTTTGAAATAAAAATGATTGCTGAAATAAAAAGCTGGCATTGGTACGATCAACTATTATTTGACCTTTACCGAACTTCAGGAATGAGTACACGACAAATTGAAGGCGTAACGGGAATAAGTTTTAAAAGCGTATGGAAAACAATTAAGACTTGCAAAGAACGTTTAAAAGATAATGTAAAAGAAGATTACGAAGATTTTAAGAACCAGGATTACGAATTAATAAAATAAATTATGGCACGAAAAAGACGTACAAAAGCTGAAATATTAGCAGCACAAAGTGAAGGATTAGGGGACTCGGTAGAAAAAGTTTTAGAAGTTACTGGGGTAGCTAAATTAGCAAAATGGGTAATGGGTGAAGATTGCGGGTGTGACGAAAGAAAAGCAAAGTTAAATTCTTTGTTTCCTTACCGAAAGCCTGAATGTCTACTAAAAGACGAACACGAATTTTTATCTGAATGGTTTACTGAAAAGCGTTACACAATGAAACCTACCGAACAAAAAAGAATGTTAGAAATTTACAACCGAGTATTTAAGGTAAATATGCAACCAACAAGCTGCGGTAGTTGTCTAAGGGATGTAATGAATAAACTTGAAATTTTATATAACAGCTATGCCGATACCGAAGCCTAACCCTAACGAACAAAAAAAGGACTTTGTTCAACGTTGTATGTCAAACGATACAATGGTAAGTGAATACAAAAACACCGACCAACGTTTAGCCGTATGTTCAACTGTTTTTGAAGATAGTAAAAATAAAGTCGAATTAGAAAGCTATACCGACTATCCTAAACAAGCAACTGAAAACGCAAAGATAGCTTTACGATATGCTGAAGAAAACGGCTGGGGCGATTGCGGTACACCCGTAGGTAAACAAAGAGCTAACCAATTAGCAAATGGCGAACCGATAAGCGAAGAAACTATTTCAAGAATGGCAGCGTTTGAAAGACACCGACAAAATTCACAAAAAGAATTAGGAGACGGATGCGGGCGTTTGATGTGGTTAGCTTGGGGTGGTGACGCTGGTATAGAGTGGGCGCAAAGAAAGTTAGAACAAATAAGAAAAAACTAAAAAACACGAACTATAAAATGGCAAAAGTAGGTAGACCAAGAAATTTAGATAGTCCTGAACAACTATACGAACTATTCGAAAGATACAAAAGAGACGTAAAAGCGAATCCAAGAATAAAAAGCGTATTCGGTGGTAAAGAATTCGAAGAAAGAGCCGAGCCTTTAGAACGTCCCCTAACTTTAGAAGGATTTGAACTTTTTTGTTGGGATGAAGTAGGATGTGTTGAAGATTATTTCAAGAATACAAATAAAGCCTATGATGAATTTTCCCCTATCTGTTCACGCATAAGAAAAGAAATCCGTAGAGACCAAATCGAAGGCGGTATGGTAGGACAATATAACCCGAGTATTACACAGCGTTTAAACAACCTGAAAGAACACGTAGAACAAACGAACGTAGAACAACCTTTATTTAAGTTACGTGATAATAACGACAGCAATAGATAAAATTGAAGCGTTACAAAAACGAATCAAAATAATTCAAGGCGGTACTTCTGCGGGTAAAACCTATTCCGTTTTAGCGGTGTTAATTACAAAAGCCGCTTCATATGCACGAACTGAAATTAGTATTGTCGCTGAAAGCATACCGCATTTAAGAAGGGGTGCGTTAAAAGACTTTCTTAAAATCATGAAAGAAAATAATAGGTACTTTGACGAACGTTTCAATAAGTCGCTTTTAAGGTACGAATTTTCAAACGGTAGTGTAATGGAGTTCTTTAGTGCTGACGACAGTTCTAAATTAAGGGGTGCAAGGCGTGACATACTTTACATAAACGAATGTAATAACGTAACCTTTGAATCTTATAACGAGCTTGCGATACGTACAAAGAAAGAAGTATATTTAGACTTCAATCCAGCAAATGAGTTTTGGGTACACAAAGAACTAAAAGACGAACCTGATAGCGACTTCTTAATTTTGACCTACAAAGACAACGAAGCGCTTGACAATAGTATAGTTCAACAAATAGAAAAGAACCGTTTAAAAGCGGAAACGAGCGCATATTGGGCTAATTGGTGGCGTGTCTACGGACTTGGTGAAATAGGAATGCTCGAAGGCGTTATATTCAGTAACTGGAAAACAATCGACAATCTACCGAAAGACGCTAAATTAATCGGTATCGGATTAGATTTCGGTTATACGAACGATCCAACTGCAATAATCGAAATATACAATTACAACGGGCAAAGAATATTAAACGAACTAAAGTACCAAACGGGTATGCTTAATTCAGATATTGCAAAAGAACTACCGAAACACGTACCCGTATATGCTGATTCAAGCGAGCCTAAAAGCATTGAAGAAATAAAACGCTACGGAATAACGATTAAAGGCGTTACAAAAGGTAAGGATTCAATTAACTACGGAATAGATGTTATGCAAAGGAATGAATATTTAGTTACTTCTAACAGCGTTAATTTAATTAAAGAGCTACGAGCCTACTGTTGGGACACTGATAAAGCGGGGACACGTTTAAATAAACCTATTGACACAAACAATCACGCTATAGATGCGCTACGATACCACGAAATGGAAACTTTAGGATTAAATTCTAACTACGGCAAGTATCACATTTGGTAAATAAATAATAGTTCGCACCCGTTCAAGTATGCAAATAGTGTAAATAAAATCTACATACTACAAAAACACGAATAAAAAGTTAATTAATAAGATGAAAACAGAAATAGTAATACCTACTTCATTAAGTGAAATACCTCTAAAGAGTTATCAGGAATTTATGAAGGTAGTTGAAAAGTCGAACGACGAAGAGTTTATTGGTCAAAAGACTATCGAAATTTTCTGCGGGTTAAAAATGAAAGACGTAGTTAAGGTAAAATGGAGCGACGTTAAAAGCTTGACACTACATTTAAACGAAATATTCAAAGCAAAGCCTAAATTTCAAGCTACATTTAAAATCGATAATACTGAATTTGGTTTTATACCTAATCTGGAGGATATGACTTTCGGAGAATACATTGATCTTGAAAGTAATATTTCAAGCGTAGAAACTTTTCACAAAGCGATGGCGGTAATGTACCGACCGATCACAAAGAAAGTAAAAGACCGTTACGAAATATTTGAATATACGGGTTCTGATGAATTTAGCGATGTAATGAAGTTCGCACCGTTAAATGTTGTCTTAGGTGCAACGCTTTTTTTTTCGACTTTAGGAAGCGACTTAGTACAACATACGCTTACCTCTTTGGAGAAGGAGATTCAGAAGAATCCGAAAATAATGACTTTAGCGAAAGAACGCAATTTAATAAACGATGGGGCTGGTACAATTCAATCTATGCGCTTTCTCAGGGAGACATTACAAAGTTTGATGAAGTTACCCGAATGGGGGTTAGAAAATGTCTTACCTACCTTACTTACGAAAAACAGAAACGAGAAATAGAAGATAGAGAATTAAAAAAGATTTATAAAAATGGCTAATTATTACACGGTACTCGATACGCTTAAAACAAATTTAGAAAGTGATCCTTTTGTAAACACCGTAACGCAAGGTGATATTTTCGCGGTCGATTTAGCAAAGCAAACTATTTTCCCTTTAGTACATATTATAGTAAATAACGCAACGTTTGAAAGCAATATAATTCGTTTTAACGTAAGCTTAATGGCTATGGATATTGTCAACAAATCAAAAGACGAAGATACCGACATATTCAACGGAAACGATAATGAGGTATATGTATTAAACACTATGCTTTCAATTCTAAACAGATTGTACGAAGAATTAAGAAGGGGCGATTTGTACACACTACCTTTTCAAGTTGACGGTAATCCAACGTTAGAAGCCTTCGCTGAAAGATTCGAAAACTATTTAGCTGGTTGGACAATGACGTTTGATATTTTAGTTCCTAACGAAATGACAATATGCGACGATACTGAATATACTGCATTTAGTCAAGTAATAGATTTTCAAACTACGCCTATTAATTCAATTCAATATTTATGTGACGGTAATTTTGTAACGGCTTGTTATGGCACGAATCAAAACAACATAACTGATTTTGTAGATATGTTAAATGCAAACCCACCCGTTCAAAGTCAAGCGTGTTTTTTAAATCATGGTACGTATTACGATAATGGCGACGGGCGTGTTCGTTTAGTAATGAATAGCGCACAATATACGGCGCTTTGCCCTGACGGTGTAATTACATTAAATGCAATTTACGATTAATGAGTGAAAGACTAAAAGCTTTAGAAAAGTTCCGTGACTTGGTAGTAGCTGAAGCGAAAGCCAATTTACAAAAGATGGGTAAAAATTCAAGCGGTAGATTATCTAATTCAATTAAAGGCGACGTTAAAGAAATGCCTAATTCAATAGGAATCTATTTTGAAATGGAGCCGTACGGTAACTTTCAGGATAAAGGGGTTTCGGGTACTGAAAGAAAATTCGACACGCCGTATAGTTACAATACAAAGATGCCACCACCGAGTGCGTTTGATAAATGGATAGTAAAAAAAGGAATAGCGCCACGAAGCGCAACGGGTAAATTTCAAAGTAGAAAAGGATTACAATTTGCGATCGCTCGAAGCGTGTTTAAATACGGAATCAAACCGAGCTTATTTTTTACTAAGCCATTTGAAGAAGCCTACAAAACTTTACCCGATACGTTAATAGATAAATACGGTTTAGATGCTGAACAACTATTAACCGAAATATTAGACCAAAATTTAAAGAATATAAAATGAGTATTTTTGCACGTTCACCTTATATAGTAGAAATATCCGAAACGGGACAAGACGGAAGTAAATTAGAAGTATTTATTTGGAACGGTACTGGGAGCGCTCCAGCTACGCCAAGTTATACTTTGAGTAAATTAATACCCGCGTCAAACAACGTAAACACGTACTACAATATAAGTCCTTACATAAGGGAGTATTTAAGTTGGAACACAAGGCAAGAAATTTATAATACTTTTCCCGCAAGCGACACGAATCAGTGGTGTAACGTTCAACTAAAAAGATACAAATTAGATAGCGGTACATACACGTTATTAAGTACGAATTCATATGTAGCTTACGACGGTTTTGGTTGGTATGAAGAAGGATACAATTATACACCAAGTAACGACATATTACACGATCAAGGTACGTTTTTCTATTACTACGACGGAACGAATCCAAGTTCAAATTCAAGTAGAAGGGCTGGACATATAATGGTTAAAACTGCGACAAGCTTCAAAGCGAAATATACTAACTTGGCAACGGCTGCGACATTCACGCAAAACTTAACAAACAATTCTATTATAGACG